AATCCGTTACACTTCCGATACCTTCGCACAGCCCCTTGATAAGGTTTATACCGATATCTACCATCTTGCCAGGTAATTCCCTAGCTTTCTGAACCACGGAATCGACGAGCTGCTTTGCGGCATTGATACCGGTATTCCAAAGATCAGAACCCCACGCCCTTACTTTCGATATCGTGTTAGATAACCATGTTTGGACCTTCCCTGGCAATGAACGGAACCACTCCACGATCTTATCGATCGTTTTGGTAACCGACTCTTTAGCACTGTTATATGTATCACTTCCCCAGGTCTTGACTTTTTCCCAAGCGCTCTTCAACCATTCCCATATCTTTCCTGGCAGTGATCTGAACCATTCAACTACCGAATTTATAAAAGCAGGAATATCTTCTGTAACGAAGTTCTTCAGATCGATGCCCCACTGGATGAAATGACCAATGATCTGTCCGACCATATAACCAATGTTATACGGTAATTGATTGAACCAGTCGATCACACTCTGGATCCATGCTGGAATCGTTTCTGTGAAGAAAGCTATGACGCTGTTCCATGCATCTTGAAACCATTGAACGATGCTGTCACACAGCTCCTGCAGGCTTGTCTTGAAATCTTCCCATGCCTGTGGTATCGTCACGGTAAAAAACTCGACAATACTGTCCACTGCACCTGAACACCATTCAACGATGCCGTTCCACAGGTCTATCCAGAACTGCCGGAATTCCTCAGAGGTATTCCAGAAATACACGAAGGCAGCTACTACTGCAGCTATAGCTGCAACGATCAATGTGACAGGCCCACCGGCAGCAGCCACCAAAGCGCTGCCCAACCCCTTGATACCCCCACCAGCACCGATAGCACTTGTAGCTAATTTAGAGAACGATCCACCACCGGCATCTAATTTCAACAGTAATGCGTTCACGATACCAGTACCACCACTCGCCAGTGACAAAAAATCCGATATAGACTTACTCGCTTTGCTCACTGTATTTGTGATCTTCCAAGCAGCGAACGCACTCCCCACGCTGATTACGACCGGTAGCAGCTTCTTGATCAATGAGATCAACTCTGGAAGATGCTCTGCAGCATAATTCAATCCCTTTTCCATGACCTTCCCAACATCGGAGATCATTTCCTTCAAGGTTGGCAGACCATTACTCTGCAGCACTTCGTCGATCGACTCTATGATAGCTACCATCCCTCGTGTGATAGCAGCCTTCATATTATCGAAAGTCCCCTTCCAGGAAGCGCCTGCCTCTTTGGCAGCACCATCAATGGCCGCAAACTTGTTAGTTCCTTTTTCCATCGCATCCTGCAGGACATTCAAAAACTCTTCTGATGAGATGCTGCCATCTGATAGTGCTTCACGAACATCAGAGAAACTCTGGCCAGTCGCATCCGCAAACAGCTGCACTGCAGGGATACCGGCATCCGTCAACCGGTCCAACTGATCTCCCTGGACCTTCCCCTGTGCGACCATCTTTGCGATCGCATCTGTTACATTGGCGTATGTCTCATTCGTACCATCCCCATAGAATGCAACCGCATCTGCCCAGGTCTTCACCTGTCCTGTTGCCTTGTCCATTGACATACCGGACGTCACGAACTTCTGACAGCTCTGCGCTGCTACATCAAGTCCATATGCAGTCCCTGTCACGGTATCCTTGATCTTGTCCAGTGCCTGTTCTGCAATCTTGGAAGAGCCTGTCATCGTCGTCATGGTCCGTGTGAACTGTTCCATCGTATCGATGCGATCCATCGCACTTCCTATGGATGATTTCATGGCATTGAAACCGGCAGAGACAGCCTTGGTGATTCCGACTGCACTCAGAAGGCTTTTCAGCTGCGTACCGAAAGATTTCGTTTTCCCCTCCATCGACTTCAGGCGCGATTCATAGTCTTTATCATTAAGATCTACCTCAATGATGATGGAGCCATCACTGTTCCCTAACAATCCGCATCACCGCCCTTCAGTCCTAACAGGATCTCTGCCTCCAGTTCCTCCTGCGATCTATCCTGCGCTTTTTCCTTAGGAAGCGCATAAAACTTTTTCAATTCCGTATAACGCTGCTTCTGTTCCTTATCCAGTTTGGAGATATCCGCAGTACGATAACCTACCACCTGGATGAACTTCGTCTGATCTGTAAGTCCCTCAAATAGACTTTTAAATTCCCACCAGTGCAGCTCTGCGGTAAGCAGATCGATACTATACTGCTGGCGGAATGCAGCCAGGATGAGATCCATATCATAGTCAAACCGATATCCGACATCACCTTGCTTGCCAGAGGTCTTCCGTATCGGTTTATCTAGCCTGTAGAAAGAAAAAAGAGCCTGTATCAGCTCTTCTGAAATATCATCAGGCATATTCATAACTCCCCGTATCATGAAATACAATTTGTAATCCATTTCGATCCCTGCATCGACCATGATATTCTCAAATTTCATCCAAGTACGAAAATCTGTATCTATCGTATAGTCCCTGTTATCTGCTCTTACGGTTCTTGGCAGGTCGTCTCTTGTTAGCCACATTCTTCATACCGTACTTTCCATCCGCATATTCCATCTGCTTTGTGAACCGCTCCATACTATTGACGATCCCCTGTACTGCCTGAAGCTCCTTTTCTGCGGACTGCTGACGCTTTTTCATCTGCTCTGTCGTAGCAGCTTCCTCCAGACATTCTTTCAGTGCTTCTGCAAGCTGCAGGATAACATAATAAGGCTTTAAGTCATCCTTATGGAAGATCTTACGATATGCACCAGCACCCAACAGTCCGTCAATAGTATTTCGGCAGTCATCGATGAAGTTTTCCGTTACAAGTCGGTTCCCGCGATATTTATCCAAGAACTCGCTGATTGTCTGATGCAATGTGATATCATCCGCATCCATTTCGAAGTGTAGTCCTGCGATATCTAGTGGGATGATGTTTTCCTGTAATGTAATCTTCATCTGTTATGCCCCCACTCCATCTGCTTTGAAGGTACCAGTCTTGTAATCATACACGCCTTCCGTGAATGTTCCATCTGCAACATTGTATTTGCCATGCAAGCTGTCACCCTTCTGCGCGAACGTTCCTTCCAGTGCGATCTTACCGCCACCTTCACCGGATCCTGGATTGGATGGTTGGATCTCATACTCAGACTTATGTGCTGCAAATTCTCCTGCAGACCCTTCGATTGGTGCCCATGTTTCAACCTCATAGGCCGTAAACATCTCTCCGATCAGCTTTTTCTTACCTACCTCATACACATGCATGACAAAGGCGTTATCCGGAATCAGTTCTCCGGAATAAGACACTGACGGTGCATAGCCGGTCATATTGGAGTGCTGGTTCTTTTCATTGATATACTGCCCGTCATCTGTATTCGGCGATGCATCCTCTGTCCAATCCGTGATACCGGTTCCGGCAAGGACCGGCTTCTCGATACCATCCCATATAGCATAGTTCAGATTCTCATGTCGATTGACGACGGTACTTTTTGGTGTAAATGCCATTACTCAAATGCTCCTTTCTTTTCATATACTAATTTGTAGGCTGCCAAGAAGGTAGCCGTCTTTTCTTTTTCTCCGGTATCATCGACTGGTGTCGATGTCATTTCCAAACTAATCGGCTTCGCATCCGTAAGAGTAAGATTCGGAAACCCTTCTCTTGTCTCTCGTGCAAATGTCGCATCCAGGTCATTCAACGGCTTCGTGATGTCAAGATTATGTCTGGTATCCTTAACAGATGCCTGCATGCTTACCGTGAATGAAAACTCAGCCTTATATCCACCAGTGATATACTGCTGAAGGATCGGAACATCATTCATTCGTTTGAAACAGATCGCCGTTTCTTTGGAGTTTGGAAAATACTCCAGATACCATCCCTTTGTGTTTGGAATCTGGATCTTACTGATGTATCCCATGAACAACTCTTCGACGATCTGCCTGACATCCTCCAGTGCTACATTAGCCATGCTTGAACCATCCTTTCGTCAATTTCACCCATTTCCCTTTGTTTTTGCTTTTGGAACGGATATACCATTCAGGGCCGGCAAGCGGATGCGTCTTGCCATACTTCAATGCCTTGCTCGTAGTCTCTTTGACTTCTCCAAGTCTTGCCCACGCTCTGCGAGAGCGTATTCCTACCATGACCAGCCCTTTATATAAAAATCTAGCATATGGACCATTCCATACGACCTTATCTTTATAGCGGTTCTGATTTGTGATTGCAGATTGAGAAAGGTTTCCTTCCTGCATCGGTACATACGGTGTCGTGTCCTTGATGACCTGACTGATGAGCTTCTTTTTACACTTTGTTAGCTTCATCCGGTCTTTTAACATGCGGGCATCCCCGTCAAACTGGACCTTTACCTTGACACTCATTTCCCTGTTATCTCCACTCTGATCGGCTTCGTACCATCGAGAAATATCTCATTCACTCCTGTGATGGTGTATTCATCATCACGGAAATTCAGCGTATCGTTGGTGTTGATAAAGGAATCTGTTCCGTACTGCAGTACACGGTCATTTTCATCATAGGCAGTGTAATCACCAAGTTCTATATACACAATGATCTTGTCATCTGTTGTGATCCCGCGCTTTGACTGCTGCATACCGTAGCTTGGGTCTGCTTTCACATGCAGTATCGTAATGACCTGTTCAGCCGCCACTCCGTTTTCGTTTTCAGGAAGCTGCTTGATCAGCTGTACTGTATGCGGTCGGAATCTTCTTGGTAGTACCCTCACCAGTTCCACCCCAGTTTGAGCAGACCGTTGCGGCGAAGTTCCGTCATGATCACAGACTTAGCGAGCGGAGAAAATGGGATCCCTTTATAGGACTGCCCGCCATTCCCCATCTGAAATGTATAGCCGCTTGACTGTACCTGCTTCAGATCAAGGTCAGACGCACCGTTCACGGCAGCTTCACCGCCATTTTGATCGATATAATCGACTTCAAAGCATAATGCCTTATCAAAGTTTCCATACCCATCTAATGTATCATGCAGTTGATCCGTCCTTACGCGGTCATCTATATACATCTTTAAGACTGCTTCAGCTTTTGGAAGCAATGCATTGAACTCCACTTCCCTGACCGTCCCCTTGTAATCATCTCTATAATACCGATAA